CTAATGGGATGGCACTCGCCATGACTTAGGAGACCTTGCAAAGTTATTTGTAGGCGGAACTCTTACGGCTCTTGATTTGCTCTTGGAAGAAAAGACCAAGTTAGCCATTCACTTAGCGGGTGCGAAGCATCATGCAATGCGCGATTACTCAAGCGGATTCTGTATCTTCAATGACTTTGCTATCGCCGCAACTAAATTGACCCAGATGGGCAAGAAGGTTGCGATATTCGATTGCGATGCTCACCATGGTGACGGAACTGAAGCGCTGACTCATGGCAACAAAGACATCCTTACATTCTCGGTTCACCAATGGGGAATTTTCCCAGGAACGGGATTAACCTCTGATTGGGAGCGCCATGCTCTTAACTTTCCTCTTGTCGCTAACACCGATGATGAAGGTTTGACCGATGCAACTCAATCATTCCTTGATGTCTGTTTTGACTTTGAGCCAGACTTTATCTTCATCGCTTGCGGTGCAGATGCCTTAGCCGATGACCCACTTTCGGAATTAAAATACACCGTGGGTGGTTATGAACTCGCTATGAAAAGCATCCGTATGGCTTACCCAGACACGCCTATCCTGTTTGGAGGCGCTGGAGGCTATCTGCCAGACGACCAGACTCCTGACCTATGGGGCAAGGCAAGTCTCGCGCTGGTGGCTCCTAGGGGCTGACGGTACGCTTGAGCCATGACAACAATCGTGGCTATCCAGCAAAAGGATAAAGTTATTTTTGGGGCTGACTCACAAACAACTTCTTCCAATGGTCGAACATCTAATCACCCGAAAATGGTGAAGATAACCGAGCGCGGAGATTTCCTCATTGCTGGTTCTGGCGAATGTGCGCCATGCGATATTGCTCAACATATTTGGATTCCACCTAAGCCAACTGCAAAAGACTTTTTAGATGTTTACCATTTTATGATTTCTAAAGTTGTTCCTTCGTTAAAGGCTTGCTTCAAAGAGCAAGAATACAAATGGAACGAATCCGATGATGGTGAGACTAAATTTGCTTTCTTGATTGCTGTAGGTGGCGAGGTATTCGAACTCGCTGAGGATATGAGCATTTCGCTTGATAGCAAAGGTTTCTATGGTGTCGGCTCTGGCTCCAGTTATGCCATTGGTGCGCTATCTGCTGGGGCTACAATTGAAAAGGCTTTAGAGATTTCAGCCGATAACGATGCCTACACATCTGCGCCATTTATCTATAAAACGCAAAGAAAGAAAGTTGCAGTATCTCGGAATAAGTAGTAATCTACCCCTGTTGTATAAACCGAGAGAAGGGTAAAAATGGATACAAACGAAGTAAACGAGAGATTCGAGTCAATCATTAAGCCAGCAAAAAATACTGTAAAGCGTGTTCCGAAGAAACAACCAGCGAAGTTTCCTGAACTGCGTTGGATTGCTGGAGTATGTTTTATTGGCTCTTTTACATTTATGATTCTATGTGCAAGCGTGGCTACACTTTTAGAATCGGTGTAAAACCAGCATATTCTCAACTTCTTCATTCTCTACTTCAACAGAGAATGATGCTTGTTTGACATCAAACTGCCTAGCGTGGTGAACGCAGAAATATAAATCACCCGATAGGAAACTTGCTCGGACTTTCGCTTGCGCCCCGCACCTATCGCATCTGTCGCGGGGTGTGAGTGAAGTTCGCATTTATTTCTTCTTGCTCTTATCGGTGATTGGACCACCGACAATCCACGCCCTGCAAGTGCGAGCGCTGGCACATTTGAAATCAAAAGCCTCGCAATATCCCAACTCACCCGCATCGGTTACATCCCACGCGTTTTTGGCAGAATCACCCTGAGCCAATCCGCCCTTGATGCACTCAAGCATCGCAGATGTCTGGATAAACGCCGCGCAATTCCCGCACCGCTGTTTCTTAGCCTCGGCAACTGGCACATCCCACTCTTTAGCCGTCTCAGCCCAGAAATCCTCATTTGGCTCTGATGGGTTGAGTGGACCGTAATTAGCCTTGTCTATGGCTTTCTTGCGGTTTTCAAGGTTGGCTCCTACATCCTGTGTCGCGGTTGGGCATGAAGCCTTCAAGAGTGTGACGAACGCTGGCGTAAGAGACATAGCCCAAGGGTATCAGGCGAACATCTGTTCGAATGTCTTAGTTTGAATATACAACCCCCGTGTGGTATGCTTGGTTTGTAAGAGAGAGGAATGACCATGGAAAAGTGCGTTGAGTGCGGTGTCCAGATTGGAAAGTTTGAAGTCTTTCCAAAGGGCGTTTGCGTGAAGTGCTACGGAATCCAATTCCAAAAGGAATGGGAAAGCATCATCAAGGTCGGGAGGTTCAAGTGAGCGTTGATTACAAAAACTTTGAGTGGAAAACTCAGATTTCTGCCGATGAGGGAACTGTAGATAACTACCTTTTCCGTGGCGATGTAAAGCCTGTAGCGCCAGATAAGGGCGACTTATGGCGAGCGCTTGAGTGGTTGGCTCTCTACGATGCTGGAGACGATTTAGAGGTCGCCCAGAGCCTTGCAAATGTCGTGGCGTTCTTATCATTCACCGCTGACACAAAAGAGAAGCGCGAAGTCATCGCTGAGGCTAAGAGGCAATATGCCAAGGCTCATGGAATAAAAGTTTCCCAAGTTAGGTTAAAGAAGTAGCATTATTAACCCCCGTATGTTATGCTTAGACTGTAAACGAGAGAGAGGAAATGCAAATGTCATCAGTAATCGAAAAGGTAAAAGTTCAGCCAAAGGTGGGCGACATTCTTTACTCATCATGGGGCTATGACCAGACCAACATTGAATTCTTCAAGGTCGTCAAGGTCAGCGATTTCTCTGTGTGGATTCAAGAAGTTCGCTCACAGATTGTGGAAGTTACAGGCTGGGCGCACGAAAAGGTGATTCCAACTGATTCTTCAGATTATCAGGTTCGTGACTGGGATAACCCAGGCGCGTACATCACAAAGACTTATCCAATCCAACGCAAGAAGATTCAGTATTTCAGTTGGGATGCTGACGAGATTTATTATGTCTCGTTGAACTCTTTCTCACACGCTAAGTTGTGGGATGGAAAGCCAAAAGAAGCAAGCCACACACACTAACGAGAGGAAATAAAATGGCTCTTACATTTGAAACTGAATATTTTCGATGGACTTGCGATTGTGGCAAGCGTGGCAATTTCTTGGTGTTTAACAAGGCTTGCCAAGCATCCGATAGGCACATCAAAGAACACGAAAGAAAACTTCAATGGGGATTTTCAACTGATTTACAAAGAGAGGTAAAATAAATGGGATACACACATTACTGGGAATTTCATCAGGTGCCATCGGCAGAAAAGTTTGCTGAATTCATTGAAGGCGTTAAGCATCTGACCGCAACTGCTCAAGAAGCGGGAATTGCTATCGGGGATGAAAAGTATGAATCCAACTCTTTACGCTTCAACGGCGTAGGCGCTGGAGAGCATGAAGATTTCTTTATCCCACTCCCTATTGGGGATGAAAGATACGATTACGGATTCTGCAAAACAGCCCGTAAGCCTTACGACACAGCCGTAACTGCATCGTTAATCCTTGCTAAGAAAATCTTTGGCGAAGATATTGAAATCAGGAGCGATGGCAGATGGATTGACTGGGAAGGTGGGCAACTGCTTTTCGAATCTGTCTACGACATCCAGCCAGAATCGGTACTTGGATGAGCCAAGAAATCTTAGATGACCTTGTGGCTGAATATGGCACAGGAATTCTTTCCTCATCTCATCCGCACGATGGATTAACACTCAGACAATGCCAGATATTGCTCAATAAGTACGGGCTAGAAAAGGCTAGAGTGATAGTCAAAAGATGGAGAAGGATTTTCAAAGAGTCCAAGGGTTCGACTGCGTAAACGATAAAGGCGAGATTGGCTCATGCACGGTCTTATTCTCGTACAGGGCGAGGAGAATCGCTTCAGCACGGTCTGGAGAATGAACTCCTCGCTTCTTCATGTCTACCTTTGATTCAATCAAGATGCGACCCGATGAATCCGATTTGAATGTTGGACCTGCTAACTGAGCCAATACAGCGCGGTCTACATCTAAACGAATCTCTTGCTTTTCCTCTTTAGGTTGGAGCATCGCTCGGGTATTCCACCACATCTCAGCGCGTTGATTCTTGAACTTGGCTTGGTCTTTAGGTCGCTCTGCCACATTGACCCCGATAACCAAGGCTTTCAACTGTCGCTCTTTGACCCATCTATCCAATAATGAGACAACTCCCCAGCCCACGCCAATCGTGTCAATCTTGACTCGTACCATATCTGGTACCGCTCTGCTCTTATGCTCTGCTACGGCTTTCTCAATCTCACCAATAATCACACCTGCGACATCAACGGCGTTCGCATTAGCCTTGCCAGATGAGCGATGAGTAATCGAGACTTTGTATCCATCTGCCTTTGCAATTACGAATTCATCTCCGCCATCGGATGCAATATCCACTCCGAGACGGATAACGCTGGATTCGAGATAATCCTCGTTCTGGGTAGCCTGTTCTGCCCAATGGTAGGGAATGACCTTTCCTGTTCCCGTTTGTGGGAATCGGGCATTTACACGGGCTTCAACGAATGGAGAATCCTCCCCGAATTCGCTGATTACATCATCTACCCAACTCTGGTCTACTAGGTGCGTAGCGACTGCGTGAGCCTCTACATGGGGTGGGCAACTGCGACATTGACCAGTTTCCTCACCCGTAAAGTTAGGGGTGTCATAAGCCCCGATAGGGATGTTTGCATAGATTGGCGAATTGCAGATGCGCTCGAACCATGTCTGCTCTTGGTCTGTCGGTGGGTTACCCAATACTAGGAGGCGCGTATGTCCACCCGTCATCAGCGCTTCAAGGGCTGAGCCAATTTTGTCTGAGATACCTCCAGCCTCATCCACTACTACGAGCAGGTGAGGTGCGTGGATACCTTGAACTGCCGCTTCGTTATTATCGGCTGGGCGAAAACCATAAGCAACTACGGTGTCATCCATTTTCCATTCAGTCGTGAGGATTTCCCCAGGAAGTTGATTGGCAATGTGAACTCGGCGGATATTTGCCCACATGATGTTTCGAACCTGCTTGAATGTTGATGCTGTAGTGATAGCCATAGCGGTGCCAGGCGGGTGAACTGAAATCCACCATGCAACGGCTCTCGCCGCTAAGTGAGATTTCCCAGGAGCGTTACAAGCGGGAACTGTAGTTCTCTTGTTGTGAATGATTGATTCAAGAATCTCGCGCTGTTTAGACCAGAGCGTTTCGCCTAATCCTTCTTCGATAAATCCAATTGGGTCATTCTCATATCTAGCCCATGGGTTTTCTATCTCAGCATCGAGAATTACACCTAACGCATTTTTCTCATCATCGGTGAGCGAGAGATAAATCTTTGTTCTCTCCTCGGGCGTGGCATTGAGAACGAGGTCTACGAGCCGTTCACCCATTGTTTACCTCTTTCGAATCGCTAAGACCTTTGCAATCTTATCTTCTAAATCGCCCATTTCAATCTGTACTTTAATCGCTTCACCATTGGTTCCGCCAATCTCAAATCTATCTGTCTTTCCGAACTCCTCTGGTACTTGGCGCTCTAGCCACCACGCCGCCGCTCTCCAATCGCCTTCGTTACCACTCTTGGCAATGACAGCAATCTTTTTAGCAATAGCCTCTGCTCTCGCCTGTTCAACTCGCTGTAAAAATTGTAGGAATATAACTTCAGTAGGATTATCTTTACTGTTTGGCACTAGCGCTTGGCGTTCTCTTTCAGCCAATCCTCTAGCCATCCAGTTATAGAAAGTCTTTTCGGCTATCCCTGAAGCGGTAACTGCTTTTCGAACAGGCGTTCCAATTCGGATGTAGTCAAGGAGCGACTGCTCTTTAACTTCTTCAAGGAGCGCTGTAGGTCGCCCAGCCGATTTTTTGGCAGGTGTCTTTGCGGGTTGCTTCTTAACTACTGTTGATGCCATTGGCTTATTCTACCTCGGTTGTACACGCTTCTAATGGTATCTGTAATAACTCGGCTATGTCAGTCCACCCGTATATGGTGTTAGCCCATGTATTCAAATCCTCGGTGTGAACTCGCATTGAATGATTGCCCACTCGGATGTTTGTTCGACCAATTGGGATATGCCCAGGCTTGGTTTTTCCCCCTGAAAGAATCTCGGCAACTTCTTCCCTAGAAAATCCCGTTCCCTTGGTACTCGTACTGGTCAGTAACTTATTTAGTTCTTGAGAGTCATAAGTGGCAAGGTCTGAAGTGCGGTTATCCACGATGAGAATTTTGATTTCCTCTACATCATCTACTTCAATCCAATGCACGGCTATCTTCTCCCAGCCAAGTTGAACTGCCGCTTGGAGTGTGTGGTTCCCCGATACGCAATGCTTCGTAGGGCGATTGACCACAATCGGACTGTACTGCCCCATGGTTGAGAGTGAATCAATGATTGCTCCAATATCACCCTCACGCGGATTCAAGGGGTGAGTAAGAATCTCGTTCACGGATACGGTTTCTACATCTTCAGGTGAACTCTCGGAGCGCTCCTCAATCCGTTCTGGCTTCTCCATGATTCGCTCTGGAAATCCTAAGCGCTGTTTAATCCCTGCGTTGGCTTTGCTCTTAGTCTTTCCGAACTCCTCGTAAAGTTGCTCTTTCCACGCATCGTAGGCATCTTGCTCAACTGAGAACTTCCACGCCGCTATCTTTACCTCGGGGTCATCCTTGAGGTTCCCAGAAGTTCCCAAAGGTTCCTTTTGGTCACCTGATATGAGGCGGTCAAGCGTATCCACCTCGGACTGTGTGAATCCCGTGCCAGCCAACTCAGGGAGCGCTTGCAATAGGCTTTTGAGAAGTGGCTCGTTATATCCAGCGAGGTCGGTTAAGCGGTTATCGGCTAGAACAATCTTCTTGGCTGTGTCATCGTCTACATCAACGAGAACTGCCTTTATCTTTTTCCAACCAAGTTTCTTAGCCGCTTTAAGAGTGTGATTACCTGCGAGAACAAACTTGGTACTCGCTTGAACCACGATAGGGCGATATTGACCATGAGCAGTAAGCGATGATGCAATGGCATCTATGTCTCCTCGTCTCGGATTAGTAGGGTAGGCGGTCAGCGAACTGATACTTACGCTTTGAATGTTTCCTGTCTGGATATTGGCTTTCATTTAACAAAGAGCCAAGCCTCAAAATTGTAAAACTTCCAGAACATCGTGCCAACTGTGAAGCCAGCGTTCTCAGCCATAATGTAATTACGCATTGAGGTATTGGTCTGCATGATAGGGCGAAGGTCTCGCTCCTTCTTCATAATCTCTGATGCGCTGAAG